GATAGATAGGAGATCGTATGTCTCGTTTTATGCAAATACCACAAACTTCTAAAAAGAAAGAAGTAAAAGAAAGAGTGATGACTACCCCAGGAAATTACAATAGTGATAATCTTAGGGAGACTAAAAAGATTCCAACCAAAGGGGGATATAAATAATGTCTACCCATTATGGCTATAAAGAAGAAGTAACTGATGAACAGGTTATTGCTCTTGTCGAAGCAGGAGTAAACAATTCTGTTGGAGATTGGTTAAACTCTTCTGACTTAGCTAACGAAAGAATCAAAAGTACTTATGAGTACGCAGGAATACCTGTTGGTCACTTATCACCACAAGGTGTGTCTAGTATTGTGGACACATCAACTACAGAAACTGTAGAGGCATACTCTGCTATTTTGTCTGATTTGTTTTTAAACAATCAAAGACTAGCACGTTTTGTCCCTTATAATGATAGTCCAGGGGCTTATAAAAAAGCTAAGGACGCATCATTATTAGTAAACTATTGCATATTTAAACAAAACGATGGATGGTCTATCCTAGAGTCTTGGATTAAATGTGCGTTGCTTTGGAAAAATGGAATTATACGTTGGGATTACGTAGAAGATTTTTCCTACATATTTGAAGAATACGAAAAGATTAACCAAACTAGACTTGACGAATTACTCGCTGATGATGACGTAGAGATTGTAGGGGATCTGCAATTTGAAAATGATGTCATGGATGATGGCGAAGGGATGGAGCTTGTCTATGTCGATGTACGCTTACGTAGGCGTATCAACAATTCAAAAGTTAAACTAGAACTTATTCCACCAGAATCCTTTAGAATATCTAGGGACGCATCGAGCATAGAAAATGCAGACTTTGTTGGTCTGCAATCAACATACACTCGTTCAGAAATGCGTAAGATGTGGCCTGAGATATCAGAAGCCTTGTCTGAAGACGATTGGAATAGTCTAGGAGACAGTAGCTACAATATTGTCACACGATACGCAGAAGATGTAGCGGCTCGTAAACTAATCACAGGTCAAGAATATTGGCAAGGTTCGATGAATCTTGATGAGACACCATTAGAAGCTAATCGTGAAGTTACGGTTACAGAGTGTTGGATGCGAGTAGATCGTGATGGGGATGGAATAGCAGAGCTAAAAAGATTCATTATTGCAGGTAAACATATTCTATTTGAAGAAGATTGTGATATGGTTCCTCTGGCTTCTTTGTCTCCCATTAATATCCCGTTTGAGTTCTATGGAATGTCTATCGCAGACTTTACACGCTCCTCTACACTTGCGTCTACAGCTATCTTACGTGGGTTTGTTGAAAACACATACTTAACTAACTACTCACCAAAGCTAGCAGATCCAAACGTAGTAGATTTCTCTGCGCTTCAAAACATGAAACCAAAACAGATCATACCTACTAATGGTAACCCCAATGGTGCAGTCTCTGCATTGGTTCCCGAAACAATGAGTACGGGAACAGTACCTTTGTTAGAGCACTTGCAGATGATTAAAGAGCAAGCTACAGGTATGTCAAAGGCGGCTCAAGGGTTAAACGACACTTTATACGTATCTGGAAACTCTGAGCAAAAGCTAGCGGCAGTACAATCAGCTTCTCAGAAAAGAATACAACAGATTGCTAGACGGTTTGCAGAAACAGGGTTTAAACATTTATGCCGTGGAATATACCACACACTGCGTAAATGCATGACTCAGAAAGTCTCTTGCACACTAGCTAACTCTTTTGCTACAATTAATCCATCAGATTTACCTTACAACTTAGAATGTGAAATCTTTGTGGATATCGGAGAAAACTCTAATCTTAACAAGATTCAAAAACTAAAATCAATTGGTTCTGAGGTATTACCTGCGCTGAAAGCGCAAGGTGTTGGCATGGTTGTCAAACCAGAAGCTCCTGCTATGCTAGCCACACAACTTGTGGAAGCAATGGGTTTAGACTCTAATGACTTCCTAGAGGATTACACAGAGGATGAGTTTAAAGAAAAAGCAGCGCAAGTTATGCAAAAGCAATCACAAGAAGCTCAACAGGCTAAAGAACTTGAACTTGCTAAAGCACAAGCAGATGTAGGTCTACAACAAGCTAATGTGGCTTACACTCAAGCTCAAGCAAGAAACACTATGGATGATAACGCAAGACAAATGGCAGTTGCTATAGATCGGCATTATCAAGAGTGGGCAGACACTGCTATTAGTGCTGTCAAAGAAGGTGCGAACGTACCACCTCATCCAACATTTGATGAAATTGTTGCGATGACTAAACAATACATGCAAGGATAAAAATGGATAAATACCGAAAGGCAGGTGAGAAGAACCTGGGAAATAAGGTGCATCCAGATGTGTTAGCAAAAGAAGCATTAGTAAATGCTGAGTTTGCATCTAGAGAACGTAATGTTTTCTTTGATGACGCATATGGTGAATTACTTGTAACCTATTTTATGCATTGGCTAAAAACAGATCCCCATGAGACTAAGACACGGGAGTTTATTTATAACTCTGCCTTAGCTCTTGGGGATGTTCGTAAAAAATTAGTCGAGTATGAAATGTTAGGTAAAAATGTTAAATTTATGGAGGACAATAATGAGAGTAATTGAAACAGAAAAGCTCATAGAGAATATTAATTTAATGATAAATTCTTTGGAATACGATTCTATGCGTAGCCCAGGAAAATTAAAAGTAAATTCTGACACTCTGGCAAACTTATTTTATTTAAAAGAGCGTTATGAAAAAATAGCAGTAGAAGCTCCTACTGTAGAAGAAGCAGTAGTAGAAGCTCCTGCAAAGAAAACAACAGCAAAGAAAACTGCTGTTGCTAAAGCTTAATTGAGGAATTACAATTTATGAATACAGAAGCAAACGAATCTCTACCTACGGATGACATTCCTGCCGATGTTAATGGCCCAACCGAACAAGAACTCTTGGATGCTGTTATTTCACAATCTGAATTTGTGTCTGAATCGCTACCCGTTGAAGAGATCCCAGAAGTTGGCCCGTCTGATTCAGATGAAGAAGACCCAGAAGAGTCTGATGAAGTCGTTAATGAGAATGAAGAAGAAGTTGAATACGAAGAAGAAGAAATAGAAGATGAGGATGCTACGGCTACCCAAGATGCTACTGTTTACTCTTTGGATGATCTTGACTTGGATGCACAAGTTATTGTCAAAATTGACGGTGAGGAAGTGCCTGTATCCTTTAGTGATCTTGTAAAAGGTTACTCTACAGAACAATCTCTTTCTGCGAAGGGTCGTGAACTAGGAGAAGCACGTAAGGAATTAGAAGCTGAACGTGAAGCACAACTAGCTGAGATTAATAAAATTGGAGAAGCAAG